AGAAAGTTCTGCAAGGAATTTGGTATTACTACGATCCTGAATACGCATCCTGCTACTCAAGCATTGAGACAGGTTCATAGAGGATCTCACGAATATGCTAATCATACGATGCCTCCTATGGCGAGTGATGTTGAAGGTGGTGGTAAATTCGTGAACCGCAGCGATGAATTCTTTGTGATTCATAGATACACGCAGCATCCAACAGATTGGATCTTCACAGATATTCATGTGAGGAAGGTGAAGGAGTTAGAATCTGGAGGTAGACCTACTCCATTAGATTTCCCTATCAGGATGGAATCTACACAGGGGAATTGTGGATTCAGAATTAATGGAATAAATTTGGTAACTAAACAAAGGGAAATAGATGGATCTCCATTTTGAGGGTAATAGGCTATACTATATGGAAAAGGAGGCAGAGTTATTTAGGGCTTTAGACCACCTGAGCAAAGAGTTGAGTGATCAGAAGACTATGACTAAGGAAGATATGTGGGAGGTATTCCATATACTTGCTGATTCAGCAGCAGTCTATAGACACATCACAGATTACTTTAATACTCTAGATAAGTTGATCCTAGATGCTAGGATTGAGAATGGGAAATTAAAGCAGGAGATGTATGATATAAAGAAAGAAAATCATAGATTAAGTGAGATGTTAAATAGAGAGATGGATGGATTTTAAGAGAAAGATGAATAATGGTCAGAGGTTTGAGATCAATGGGATGGAGTTCATATGCATAGAGACTCATGCTTATTTTCAAACAAGACTAGATGGAGAAGAATCAGATATTGATGTAGGATGTAGCTATTATATAGTCAGGAATACATCAACAGGGAAATTACATAGAATACCATTTCAGAAAATAATAGAAAAAGAAAAAGAGATAACATGGAAGATTTAAGCACATTGATGAGAGATTACTATGATGAGATATGCATCATACCTAATAACACCAGAGAGACTGAGCAAGTGTTCGCTAGATCCGCTATGATGGTAGCGATGAGAAAGTATATGACCTTGATGCAGATTGGTAGAATCTTTGATAAGAATCATGCTACAATACATCACGCAGTGAAGAATCATGAGATGAATCATGATTGGAGTGAGTTATATAGATACTACTATTCTACTGCCGTACAGATGCTTCTAGATTGCCCTATTGAGAACATCAAAAGCGACAATAGACTTCAGGCTCAGTTCACTAGACAGAAGATGAGAATTGTAGAACTAGAGTATGAGGTGCAGAAATTAACATTGAAATGTCAAGAATTAAATGATAATTGCAGTATATTACGCAAACAGAATAAAAACTTTAAGCAGTTGATAGATGCAAATTGAATTTAGCCCTATTTATGGATTGATGTTTGGCTTTAATTATGCTTACTATCCTGAGATAGAAGAGCAGAAGCCTATGCACCTGATCCAGATTGCGCTAGGTTTAGTCATCGTACAAATAGCATGGGAAGAATAGAAACATTCTACAGAAAGAATTTCAAGAGACTCACAGGATTTATAAAAGAATATACTGATGGATCTTATGAGATTGCATCTGATATAGTTCAGATGGTGTTTCTACGGCTATTAGAATTAGAGAGCGAAGGGAGAACCAACTTTTACGAGGAGGACTCCCTATGGAGGATGAGATGAAGGAACTGCATTGGTATGATGAGAAGATGATCAGGATACATATGGAGGGAACGAGTATGAATCAGATCCATAGAGAGACAGATATCGGTTTAACATCAATTAAGAATACGATTAAGAATGGCAAAGCAAAAATCCAAGAAAGACTCCAAGAAGATTGGGAAGACTTCCAAAATGGAGACTACGACAAAATCTAAGGGATTAGGAGATACTATTGAGAAGATCACAGAGGCTACAGGAATTAAGGCAGTAGTGAAAGCTATAGCAGGAGATGATTGTGGATGTGATGAGAGAAGAGATAAACTCAATAAGATATTCCCTTATTCTAGACAACCTGAATGTTTGAATCAGGAGGAGATAGATTATCTATCTGGAGGGGTATTATCAAAGAAGACTCTTACTCATGATCAGAGAGTAAGAATTGCAGAGATCCATTCTAGAGTATTTAACCACAAGTTTGATGTGCCTTGCACCTGTTCACCTAAGATCTGGATGCAATGGATTAGAGAACTTCAAGAGCTACTTGATGTCTCTGAATAACTATCTAAAGAAAGGACTTCAGCAGTCAGATGATAGAGCAGATCATTGTATATCTATAGGCAAAGATGGTGAGGCTTTGTTTAAGGAATTGACAGGAGCTATCAAATCAGAACTAGAGGATGATAAGAAACATATTGACTTCTATTGGGATGGTAAGTGTATAGATGTAAAAGGATTAAAACCTATGCACAAGTATGGCTTCATTCTTCTGGAGTTTCTAAATGTTTGGGGATATCATGGATGGTGTGCAAAGGATTCTAAAGCAGAGTACATAGCCTTTCAGTTTCCTGATAGATTCTACATATTTAAGAAAGATGATCTCAGAAATAGGGTTATTGAGAAATGTGAGAAGTATAGTCCAGAAGTTGTATTACGAAAGAATAGAGTAAAGCCTTCACAGGGACTTTATAAGTGGATAGGAAGATTTGGAAAGCAGGATGTGTTTACTTATCTAAGAATAGAAGATGTTCAGGATCTTCTAATACAAGAAATAAAATACTAGAGAAATGATATTAGTATTATTTGGAATAGGATTGGGTATAGCCCTGAATCAAGTTAGGTCATTACAGAAGAGAGTTGATGATCTAGAGGAGTTCATTGGAGAAACTTTTTTTAAGGATGATAGTGAGTAATTAAAAATCTTTGTTTATATTTATCTCATCATTTAAAAATAGAGAGATGAAAAAGATTGATTGGAACAAAGTAGCAGTAGTCGCATTCTTGCAGACTATGGTCATTCTAGGAATGATTGCTATGATAGCAGTATATGAATTAGTAGAAATCTTAACCTGTTACTCATGTTGATGCTAGATGGAGTTGATTATGATCAGGATTGGCTGATTGATAAAGCGAGAGGTGATGAGTTCTATTATGGAACATTAAACAAATTAGCATTATCCTCTTCAAGTTGTAAGATGCTTCTGGATAGTCCTAAGACATTCTATAATGTTCAGAAGTATGGATCTTCAGAGTCAAGTCCTGCTCTGTTAATGGGGAGAATCATTCATGTGATGATCTTAGAGCCTGAGAACTTTGATGATATCTTTGAGGTGGTAGATGTTGCTTCTAAGAATACTAAAGCCTTTAAAGAGGCTCAATTAGATAATCCTAAGACTTGTATCACGAGAAAAGATAAGGAGGCAGGAGAGCGTATGGCTGATGCCTTTAACAGGAATGAATTAGCCTTGAGTTATCTATCAGGATCTGAATGCGAGGTACCTATGGTTGATAATGTAGGAGGATTCCCATTTAGAGGGAAGGCAGATATCCAGAGAGGAGGAGAGATCATTGATGTGAAGACAACCACAGATATCAAGGCATTCAAGTATTCAGCAGATAAGTATGGATATGATCTACAGGCTTATATCTATTGCAATCTCTTCCAGACCTCTTATAAGGAGTTCACATTTATAGTTCTAGATAAATCATCAACGGATATAGGGATATATGATATCTCAGAAGATTTCTATAAAAGAGGAGAGGCGAAGTTCAATAGAGCGATAGCATTGTATAAGGACTTTTTTGTTAGAGGTCAGGATCTGGATACATATACAATACAGGGAACATTATGAGAGTTTTAGAATTATTCGCAGGATCCAGAAGTATAGGCAAGGTTGCTGATGTATTAGGATATGAAGTATTCTCATCAGATATAAATCCATTTGATGGAATAGATTATGTGGTAGATATCCTAGAATTTGAGGAGGGTTATGTTCCTTTTGTTCCAGATATCATATGGGCATCTCCGCCTTGTACTAGCTATTCAATAGCAGCTATCAGCCATCATAGAAAGGATGGTGTAGCAACATCTGACTTCGCTAAGAAGAGTGATATGATGATGGCGAGATTACAGGAGATATTAGAATACTTCTTAAAGTTAAATCCTGATCTGATCTACTATGTAGAGAACCCTAGAGGGATGTTGAGAAAGATGCCTTTCATGAGTTACTATCCATTGAGACATACATTGACCTATTGTCAGTATGGAGATGATAGAATGAAGCCTACGGATATCTGGACAAATAACTTTGATTGGAAACCTAAGCCTATGTGTAAGAATGGAGCACCTTGTCATGTCGCTGCTCCTAGAGGAAGTAAAACAGGCACTCAAGGATTAAAGGGAAACTATGAGAGAAGTATAGTGCCTCCGATCCTGTGTGCAGAAGTCCTGATCAGCATATGAAAAAGCATACTAAAATCTACATGAAGCATTTCAATTATGTTCTGGATGATTTCATTCCTTGTGAGATCTGCGGAGGTAGAGCAGTTGATATCCATCATATAGAAAATAGAGGATCAGGAGGTAGTCTATTAAAAGATAGAATAGAGAATCTAATGGCTCTATGTAGAGCGGACCATATTAAGTATGGCGATGTACCTGATAAGGTAGAATGGTTGAAAGAAATACATAATAGAAGATTATGAATAAGATGAATCAATTCCTACGCATAGCAAATGCGAGATTAAAGAAGGT